ACTACGTCCGCAGTCGGACTGAACACGAGGGGTTATGGTTTTTGGCCGTAACCCTGGCGGACTTTGGAAAAGCTGTCGAAAAATGGCTTAACCAAGGTTTCGTCGTCCCTTCGGACGTCCCTAAGTTTCGCAAGAAACCGGGGCGTCGTACTGGTTGCCTTCCATTGTTTTTGGGAGGGTTCCTTGGACGTGTGTTTAGTCCTAGTAGTGGCGCACTACTGGATGAGCCGGACATTGAAGCAATCTATGCTATCCGTCAGCTAACGCTGATGTTTAGTAAGATCGCTCTCCCGGATTCGCCCCGTCAAGGGGTTGATCCAAGCAATGGCAACCGTAAGGTTGTCACCGCCCAAAGAGAGCGTGAAGCGATGTCCGACTATATTCAGTGTGAGCATGATGTTAAGGCCTCTGATGCCCGTCTTGATCCCCTTTATTTAGAGGATTTTAAGCGGATGTCGGAGATGCTTTTCGGTAATTTATTTGCCAAAGTAGATAGAGATATCTACTGGGGCAGGTTAGTACCGAAGCATGGTCCAGGCGCTACCGCCGACCGACTTCGTAATAATTCGAAGTTCGATCAGCGGACCTGGCCCGCACGTCTTCAGCCTTATTTTCCGGCTGAAGAGTATCTTATTCCAAATCTCAGCTTCCGTGCTGAATTGGAGCAAGAGCTTAACATCATCGAACCCGGCGCTGAGACACCTGTAAAGGTTGTCGCAGTTCCTAAGACGCTCAAAACACCTCGCATTATTGCGGAAGAACCAACTGCCATGATGTATTCACAGCAGGCGGTTTACCGCGATTTGCTCGACGCGCTTAAAGAGGATGGTTTCCTCTCGCGTGTGATCGGCATCGATGACCAGGACCCTAATAGGGAAATGGCCAGATTGGGGTCACTTAGCGGTGACCTCGCTACGCTAGATCTTAGCGAAGCGTCCGATCGTGTTTCGAATCAGCATGTAGTGACTATGCTGCAGGACTACACCTTATTGCATGGTGCGGTTCAGGCAGCCCGGTCTACCAAGGCTGATGTGCATGGCCATGGCGTTATTCGCCTGGCCAAGTTCGCATCTATGGGTTCAGCTCTCTGCTTTCCTGTGGAAGCGATGGTCTTCTTGACCGTTATCTTCCTGGGGATTGAAAGGGAGCTTAGTGCCCCGCTTTCTCGGCGAGCGCTTATCAAGCGTTTTGCCAAG